TGCACATGATGTTGAATCAGCTAACGAACTTCCACTGTATCGCGGTGTACTTCAACTGCAAATGCAGATGGATACTTACGGTGCCAAGTGGGGTGCCGTGTGTGTGTTATACAAAGGCACAACATTAAAAGTCTTTATATATCAAAGAGATGAGGAAGTGATTGCCCGGATGCACGAAGCAATTCAAGACTTTCAACGTCGCTTAGATAAATATAAAAACAATGACGAAGTGGAATGGTATGACATTCAAGATACAAGAGAAGCGGCATCGATTTTTGATGAAGCTGAAAAGACTGAGATTGATTTATCCGATAAAGCTGATCATGTTAAAAAGATTATAGAAATCCGAGACATGATTAATGAATTAGAAGAGCGTCAAAAAGAACTCGAAGTCGAGATCATGAAAGAAATGCGTGATCATGCTTATGCAACAGCCGGTGATTACAAAGTCACTTGGACAATGATCAACTATAAAGCCACACCTGAAAAGGTGGTACCCGCTAAACCCGCACGAACAATTCGTGCATCTAAATTACGGATAAGGGAGCTTGGAAATGGATGACTTACAGTACCTCTATGAAACGGTAATACGTGAAGAGGAATATGAGCAAGATAAAAAAGATGATGAGATGTTTCTAACAATCATCAAACGTCGCATCGTGGATAAACGTAGACGTAATCAATTAATATTAACTTACTTTGGAGATAATTATGACAGAGAAAACTTTGGGGATTGCTAAGGCATTTGTCGAGGCGCAAAAGGAATTTGGACAGGTATTGAAGACGGCAGATAATCCGTTCTTTAAATCTAAGTATGCAGATTTAGCATCCGTCCATGATGCAGTGATTGATTCATTACACAATCATAATATTGCATTGCTACAAAAGACACACGAGTGTGACAATGGGGTCAAGATTGAAACGATCTTTATGCATGAAAGCGGTGAACAGATCTCAGGCGGTTTGTTATTTGTCCCCGCACAACAACAAGACCCACAGAAGTATGGATCAGCATTGACTTATGCAAGACGTTACTCGTTGTTATCCGCTTGTGGTTTACCCGCTGAGGATGATGATGGCAATGCCGCATCGAAATCTATTGCAGCTAAACTACCACCGGCAAAGGTGACTGAAATAAAAAAGTCTTAAGCCTCAATCTACCCGGCAAGGATCCGATTGAGGTCAAAGATAAAGATGCCATGAAGAAGACGATGATTGATATGTCACACAGAATTGGCAACAGTCAACTTGAAAAAGAAATGAAAGCAAAGAAGCTTACTGAGTTCTTTGAAGTCAACAAACAAGCACTAAGCATATTGGGTCCCGATACATTCTTAGCGATTAAGAATGAGATCGGTGACATCCTACGCAAGGTGAGTCAGGAGTAAGGTATGGACGTTACTGTAGACCCATTACATGAAGTCGTATCCAGCAGAAGTTATGCGACAGATGATTGGCGAGCCAAGTTGGTACTCGGTATTTTAGAAAATGCACTACATGATTTACTTGGATACCGATCACCCAATGAACTCGTCAAAGGTGCAGAGGACTTTATCTATGATGATAATGAGATGTTTGAATTATGCATGAACATTCTTGGATTAGATAAAGATATATTTCGTGAGCGTGTAGCTATGATGAAGATCAGAGGTGAGCGTTTACGTCGAACCAGTGAAGGAAGTGGAGGCGCAAGATGATTAAAGCATGGATAGTTATTTCATGTTTTATGCTAGCACAATGCATTATCGGTGACTGGATATATGCATGTGAAACTAAAACAGTTTACTTACCAGATGGATCAATACAGATTTGTCAGGTGTGTAATGATGCAATAATTTGTTATTAACTTTATAAGGAAATATTATGAAAACAACTAATCAAGTCATGATGACCAATGATTACAATATGTTTAAAAACATTGAAGGTAACCGCAACATTAATAAGATTCATTTGAAACGATTAAAGCAATCCATTCAAGAGAAACATATCATGGTGCCTATCATTGTGAACGGTAAGTATGAGATTATTGATGGACAACATCGATTTCAATCAGCCAAAGATTTATCTAAACCCGTGTACTTTATTAAAATCAATGGACTGGAGTTACCGGACATCCATAGACTTAATACTAATCTTAAAAACTGGCAAGCTGATGATTTCTTAGAAGGATATTGTGAGCTAGGTTTAGAAGATTACTTAATCTATCGTGACTTCAAAGAAAAGTATGGCTTCGGTCATGATGAAACTAAAACATTACTTGTTGGCACATTGTCAAGTGATGGTAATCAAATAGATCATTTTAGGAATGGTACTTTTAAAGTCAGAGACTTAAAACGTGCTGAAAAGAATGCAGAAAAAATCTTAATGATAGGAAACTATTATGATGGATATAGAAGACGTGCATTTGTTAAAGCTATGTTACAGTTGTTTAACAATAAGGAATACAATCATGCTGAGTTTTTAAATAAGTTATCGTATCAGTCTATGAAACTTGTGGACTGTACAACATTTAAACAGTACATCACCTTGATTGAAGAGATCTATAATTACAAACGTTATAGAGATAATAAAATAAACTTTAGATTCTAACAAAGAAGGGGCGAAAGCCCCTTTTCTTTATTTGTTACAAACGTACATAGTTACTTCAAAGCCAAATCTCATTTCTGTTGCAGCTGGTTTTGTCCACATAATAGTCTCCTTGTTAATCGAATCTTAATTATGCACCTGTAATACATGTAATACAGCTGTAAAAACCACGATATATGGCTACGGCTTTTCATGAGAATCACTGTTAAACGATCGTTATTTTCTGATAGGTTACCCTAGGTTGACATGAGATCGTGCAATACAGAGCGATTGTGTAGGTTGTTTTAGTGGGTGACCTTAGGTTTTTCGTTGACAATGTACATATCGAGACCTTCAGCATGTAATAAGATATAATCTGACTCATCATCTTCAGAGAACATAATCTTCACCATCGATTGGTCACCATCTTCTAGGATTTCTATGTTCCAAATCTTTTTACCGATGACTGAATCAACGGCAGTTGCTTGTTCTGAATCTAGTTCTGAGATTACACTATTGTTTTCGTCCATCGTCCACCATCCTTGAGTACCATTGGCATGAGTTTAGGTTGTCCTTCTATGATCATACCACAACCGATGATGAAACGTGACTTAAAATTCTTAGCATATTCAAATGCAAGTTCTTTTTGATTGATGAGACATCCCGTTTGCATAGCCCATACTAACTTATCTGGGTTACTAAAATATTCAATACTAAACTTAGAGTGGTAGTGACCTTGAACTACGTTACACCCGTATTGCATTGAGACGGCTAAAGCCCGCGATGCCATGCCATGAGTAAAGAAACATTTTTGTCCATCTGACAAAGTAACCTTAAGGTCATCTACCCATTGCCATCCGGGACCCACATGCAAGAATTCATTGTATGACTTCAGGTACTCCAGGCTTAAGCCATGAGCCACAGCTCGACGATACACTAAAGATGAGTGGTTTGAATGTACCAAGGTCATTTGAGGAAAAATTTTCTGTAAGTCTTGAGCATACATTCTTGCTGCTTTCAGCTCATCTCCCGGTGACTTCAGGTCTGGATGATGATTATGAAAACTGATTGAGTGCTGGTCGATCTCATCTCCGATGTTGACAACGAGGTCAGGTTTATATTTCTTCTTCAGTTCGGATAGAAAATCAAAAGCATCAGGATGATGGTATGGAATGTGTAAGTCTGATATAACTAACACTGACTTGTACTTCATGTATAAGTTCCTAAGTATTTGTTATATCTATTATATATTATAGTTCTTGTGGGTCAAGGAAATACATAGCACACACTTGCTTGTTGTATGCATCAAACTTCTGATTATGTTCGACGTATTCTTCTGACTTTGGATTGTCTAAATACATGCGCATGTGAATCATCTCATGGAGTACGGTATAGATAACAGCTTCGAGGGTCTTACAATACTTGGTCGATATGAGTATGCGGTGCGGTTCAGGAGTGTACTCTCCGATACAATCATGATTGTAGACAATTTCAAACTCAACATCAACGCTATCAGGAAAGTCTTGGAATGGTTTATGAATACGAAATGTATTGTAGAGATGTTCAATAAAGCTATGGGTTATAAATCCTTGCGCCTTCACGATTGATTACCAATGTTTGTCGTCTGGGTTCTGTACCTTCTTCTGGAAATGAGATATGAATCCATGAATCGTACTCTAAGATTAGTTGATCAAAAGGGATAGATGACTCAGCGATAACTTCAAATACGCGAGTAACATGAGCATAACGATCACAAGTCCAATCAGCAGCAAGACCTCTAATATGCTGGCTTGTTCTTTTAGATCCGAGCAGATCATTGAGAGCCTCACACCTAAAGCCACTACTAATAATAATAGGCAAACTATCAAGCTTAGTCCTAACAAGTTCCATCCCCTTAGATAACGTTTTTAAGTTCTCCAACTGCATGTCGTTGGGTTTATTTATTATACCATGCCGGGACGCCAGTTGGCTCCTAGTCATTTCTTCTAGGGTGAAGTGTTCAGATAACCTCAATGAGTTAGACCCTTGCTCTTTTCCCAGGAACGTAAACCAGCTAGACCAAGCATAGCGATAGTGAGTTCCATGAGTACATCTGTATCAAGCTCAGGAACTATAACGTCAAAGCCACGTAATGCACACACCCACTTAATGAGTGGGGATAAAACATACACCACGAAAAAACCACAGCCAGCGCACCAACCAAGGAAAGGACGCCAACCACTAACCCAAACAGAGCGATGACCAGCTTCGATCTTATTCGTCTCAGCCTGAGCAAGATTAATCTGTGCTGCATTATCAATGAGAGCTTTTTCAATGTCTGCTTTTGCTTTCTCTTTGGCATTGTTATCGGGTATGACTTTATCTAGGACAGAACTAACGACTGATATGATTGGACCCCACATCATTTAGACGCAATCACCTTCAACCAATCGCTCAATTTTATAAGGACATTCTTGCTTTTGTTTATGACTGGCTTTCGGATAACTTCGTAAGCCACGAGTATCAAGATAACTATGAGTATATAGATCATCCACATTTTGTATTCCTCTTCTTAATAATTGACATATTCTGGATAGCATTACATCTTACCTATGATAACAGAGATAACGACGGCACCGAAGCCAGCCATGCATCCCCAGATCAACTTGTTGAGCATAGCTTCAAGACGATCAAGACGATAGTGCAATGTGGCATATCGTTCTGCACAAAGCTTTTCATGGGCGGCTAGTTTCTCGTCTGGTGTCATCATTCTCCCCAATGTTGATTGTTCATTACAATGATTAGTTCTTCTACAGTTGCACATGATTTGATCGCTACTTCTAGTCTTTCAGACTCAGCAACGATTGCTGTTCGTTTAGATGCTACATCTGTAGGAATGTCTACATTACGCTCTACTTTAC